ATTGAAGATGGAATAGAATCCGTCAGAAGAAATTTAATAAATTGCTGGTTTGACAAAGACAAGTGTGGAACAGGCATTGAGTATTTAAAAGCCTACCAAAAAAAATGGGATGACAAGGCACAAGTTTTTAAATCTAAACCTCAACACTCTTACGCATCGCATTGTGCTGATGCTTTTAGAACTGGAATAGCTGGGCAAGGAATAGAGCTTTCAAATTGGAAAAAAGGATTTGAAATAAACACAAATTATATAGTTTAAAAAGTTATGGCAAAAAAAGTATCAGAATTAGAAATTAAAAGCATAATTTCATCAGAGATAAATAACTCTATGGGGTTTATGGGTGGAGCTTTATCAGAGTCTAGAAAAAAATCGCTTGAGTATTATATGGGCGAAAAACTAGGCACAGAAGTTGATGGCAGAAGCCAAGTTGTAAGCACAGATGTTTCAGACACTATTGAAACCATCTTGCCAAACCTTTTAAGAGTTTTTACTTCATCTGACCAAGTAGTTAGATGTGATCCTGTTAAAGCAGAGGATGTAGAGTTAGCCGATCAAGTAACCAACTATATTAACTATATTTTTAACAAAGATAATAATGGTTTCTCAATTTTATATACCTGGTTCAAAGATGCTCTTTTAGAAAAGAATGGAATTGTTAAAGTCTATTGGGATGACTCAGAAAAAGTTGAACAAGAAACATACGAAAATTTAAACGACCAAGAATACGAATTATTAATTGCTGATGATGATGTGGAGGTTATCCAAGAGGAATCTTTTCCAGATACCTACACAAAAGAACAATATGAATTATTTAAAGCTGACATGGAATCTCAAGGTCAGTTAGTTGAAGATATTACTCAACCAAAATTACATAATTGTATTATTAAAAGAACTAGATCGGCTGGTAAAGTTAAAATAGAAAATATACCACCAGAAGAATTTTTAATTCAAAAATCAGCTAAAACAATTGAAGAAGCAAATTTTGTAGCTCACAGAGTTATGAAAACTAGATCCGATTTAATTGAGATGGGTTATGATGAAGATATTGTTAATGATTTACCAACTTCAAATAATAATTTATTTAACGATGAAAGCTTAATAAGAAACTCAACTATTGACGATTCACCGACTGATGATAGTCCAGATGATAGTACGGCTGAAATTGAAGTTTATGAATGTTATGTTAAAGTTGATATGGATGGCGATGGTGTTGCTGAACTTAGAAAAGTAATTTGTGCTGGAACTGGCTATGTTATTTTAGAAAATATGCCATGCGATTTTATTCCTTTTTGCAGCTTAACTCCGATTCCAATGCCACACAGATTTTATGGTAGATCGGTTTCAGAATTAGTAGAAGATGTTCAATTAGTTAAATCTACTGTTATGCGACAGTTGTTGGATAATATGTATTTAACAAATAATAATAGAGTTGCTATCATGGATGGGATGGTCAACTTAGATGACCTATTAACTTCAAGACCAGGTGGAGTTGTAAGAACTAAGCAGCCACCAAGTCAAGTTATGATGCCAATGCAAAATCAAACTATTTCGCAACAGGCTTTCCCATTATTAGAATATTTAGATACAGTTAGAGAATCTAGAACTGGTGTTACAAGATACAATCAAGGTATGGATGCAGATGCTTTAAATAAGACTGCAACTGGTGTTAATGCTTTGATGAGCCAATCTCAAATGAGAATGGAACTGATAGCTAGAGTATTTGCTGAAACTGGTGTTAAAGATTTATTTAAAAGAATTTTTGAACTTACTTGTAAGTATCAAGACAAAGAAAGAGTAGTTGAATTAAACAATCAATTTATTCCAGTTAAACCTACTGAATGGAGAAATAGATATAATATTTCTATTACTGTTGGTTTAGGTACTGGAAGTTCTGAGCAACAAATAGGTATGTTAAACAATATCCTAGAAAGACAGCTCCAGGCATTTCAATTACAGGGTGGTCAAGAATACCCAATGGTTAGTCTTAAAAATATTTATAATAGTTTGGCAAAAATTATTGAAAATGCTGGTCTTAAAAATGTTGAGAATTACTTTGTTAATCCAGATCAAGGTAAATCAATGGTACAACCTAAACAACCACCAGCTCCAACTCCTATTGAGAAAATAGAGTTTGCTAGAATAGCAAGTGAAGAAAAACGTAAATTAGCTAGTTTAGAATTAGAATTAAAAGCAATCAAAGGCAGTAATGCTAAAATGCTATTAGAGAATGAAATTAAAATGAAAGAACTTGAGCTTAAATATAATGCTCAAATAGATTCTGCACAAATTAAAGCAGAAGCCGATCTTAATAAAATGTTAGTAGCCGAAAGCACACAAGACTTTAGAAATGCACAAGAATCACAACAAAACTTACAAAAACAAATTGAGTCATTAAATGGACAACCAGGAACAAGCGAAGCTCCAACAGGAAGTAAGCCAATCAAACAAGGCTAGTACATTATTAGAAGATCCTTTACTTAAAGATTCTTTTGATAAGTTAAAAAATTTATATTGCACAAGTTTATTAAATACTGGTGTTAATGAAAATGAAACCAGAGAAAAACTTTGGTTAGCTTATAACATTGTTGGTAAAGTTGAACAAAACTTACAAGAAATTTTAGATACTGGAAAATTAGCTTCTAAACAATTGGAAGATTATAGAAACCAGATTGAAAACCAAAAATTCTAGCCACTAAGGTTAGGATAAGTCAACCTCACAAGAGGAACTTAACTTACAAGGAAACATATGTCAGACAATCAAGGCAATCCATTAAAAGGATCTGAAACTGATTTGCAAAAAGCTCAAGAAGCTGTAAATGGTTTATTAAACCCACAAGAAGAAAAAACTATTGGACAACAAGAAGCTCCAAAGGAAGAAATTCAACAAAATTCTCCTGAACCAACAAATGAGGAATTGGAAACCGATCAACCTCAGGAACAGGAAATAACGGAAGAAGAATCGCAAGACGAAACTTCCGAAGATGTATCTCAAGATGAAGAACAAATTGATACTCAAGAGAAACTAGAAGATTCCACCTACAAGGTAAAAGTTGCTGGTCAAGAATTAGATGTTACCCTTGATGAGTTGAGAAATGGTTACTCAAGAGATGCTGATTACAGACGAAAGACGGAGGAACTTTCTAATGATAGAAAGAACTTTCACTCTCAGTCTGAAAAGCAAAGACAAGACTATTCTCAAAAGCTTACTGAGATGAATCAAATGTTGTCTAATGCCCAACAAGAGCTTAATACAGAGATGAACTCTGCTGATTTAGAAGCTCTTTACGAAGAAGATCCAACAGAAGCTGCAAGGATTGAACATAGACTAAGAAAAAAACAAGAAAAAGTTAATCTTGCTATTCAAAAAACGCAATCTGAGCAAAAAATACAATTTGATGGATATTTACAAACTGAAAAAACGAAATTAGTGAATAATATTCCTGATTTTGCAGATCCAGGTAAAGCATCAAATTTAAAAAGCAATATGAGAAGTCATTTAGCTAAATATGGGTTTAACGACTCAGAAATAGCTCAAGTATATGACCATCGTATTTTAATGTTGGTGAATGATGCTATGAAGTTTGGAAATTTACAAAAAGCAAAACCAAATCTTGCTAAAAAGATTTCTAAGCCAAGCAGAATGTTTTCGTCAGGGATTAAACAAGACAAGAGTGATGTCAGATCAAAAGCTAGTAGGGATAAGTTTAGTCGTTTAAGAAAAACTGGGCATATTAAAGATGCTCAAGATGTTTTCTTAGACATGATAACTAACAAATAACCTCAACAATAAGGAAAAATAAACATGGCAATCGTAACAAATACGTTCCAAACTTTTCAAGCAAAAGGGAACAGAGAAGACCTAAGCGATATAATCTATTAATGTTAGTAGCCTTATGGTCTTAAAAAGCTGTAATGGAAAAAATCGGTGAATTCAGGGGAACTCCTTATGGGACAATCCTGAGCTAAGCTATATAATTTAAAAGGTATATAGAAAGTGCAACGACTAGAAGTTGAGGATAACAATAATACTTCCAAGAGTGCCGATCCTGAAAAGGATGATATAGTCTGAACTGCATAGTAATATGCAGAAGTAATAATTAAAAAAATTACGATAACACAATTGAACATCTCACCAACAGATACTCCTTTTATGAGTTCTATTGGAAAATCAAAAGCAACTGCCGTCAACCATGAATGGGAGATAGATGCGTTAGCTGCACCAGCAGCAAACAACTATCACTTAGAGGGTGATGAAATTGCATTTGATGCACAAACAACAACTACTAGAATTGGAAACAAATCACAAATTTCAAGAAAAGCTGTGATCGTTTCTGGTACTATGGAATCAGTTGACCTTGCTGGAAGAAACAACGAACTAGCATACCTAATCTCTAAAGCTTCTAAAGAGCTTAAAAGAGATATGGAAACTACTCTTACTGCAAACCAAGCTCCTGTTGACTCAGGTGCTGGTGCTGCAAGAAGAATGGCTACACTAGAGTCTTGGATTAAAACTAATTCAGACAAAGGTGGTGGAGCTGGTGCTGATCCAACTGGATCTGGTACTCATGCTAGAACTGATGGAAACCAAAGAGCTTTTACTGAGTCTCAACTTAAATCTATGATTAGAAAAGTTTGGACTGAGGGTGGCGATCCATCAATGGTTATGGTTGGTGCTTTCAATAAGCAAAAACTATCTGGCTTTACAGGTGGAGCAACTAGGATGGATGATGCAGAAAATAAAAGATTAGTTTCTGCAATTGACGTTTACGAAAGTGATTTCGGTGCGTTACAAGTTGTAGCAAACAGATTTTCAAGAAGTAGATCAGCTTATGTTCTATCTCCTGATATGTGGTCTGCTGCATACCTAAGGGACTTCCAAATGGTTGACTTAGCGAAAACTGGAGATGCTGATAAAAAGGCAATGATAGTTGAATACACACTTGTTTCTAAAAATGAAAAAGCAAGTGGTGGTATTTTTGATTTAACTACTGCGTAGTTACAACTTTTGTGAGGGGGTATTTATACTCCCTCATAATATTCATTAATAATTTTGTTTTCTTTGAAGATTTAATATCGGAACGAAGCAATACAAAAAAAGGAAAATACAATGAGAACACTTAACGATTATTTTATAACTGGTGTAATACCAAATGTATCTGCTGGATCATCAACTTTTGTTGCTGTGCCTGATGGTGGAAATATTATTAAAATTATTACACACAATGCAGTTGCAACTACTGGAACATCAGCCATTTCTTTTGAAATAGGTGGTGTGGCAATTGCTGGTAGTGCAATTAGTCATACAGCAACTGGATCAGCTAACAGAACTATAACTGTTGCTCCAACTGGTGCTAATAGAGTTGAAGAAGATGGTGCTGTTGAACTTATCACTAATGGTGGATCAACAAATACATCAGCTATGGCTGTAACTCTTATTATTAGAAGATAATTACAAATTTTGTGGGGATCTTGTCTAGCGATACTTCCCCACAAATACTAATCAAATAAATAAAGGAAATAAATTATGCCAATGGGTAAAGGGACGTATGGTT